GTTTGCGACCGGGGCCCGGGGTTGTATAGCTACAACCCAGATTCCAAGATCAACTCCTTGCTCCAGAACGCGCGCTTGTAAGCGCGGTCTAATAAAGCGTAATTGGACTGTAGAATCAGTACCGACCTTCTTTTACGCATTGCACGATTCACATCGGGTAATGTGTAGAGGACAGGATAACTCGCGACCCAGGATAGGTCGTCGAATAATTCTTCTTCTTCCAATAAATAGGATTGCAGATCATTTACGCGGTCGCGTAATAGCGACTTTAGTTCATGCCACGCTCCTAGTAGTGGAATTATATTCGGTATGAAGGGGAGTTCGTCATCACTCGAACTCTGGAAAAGATCTAGAGCGTATTCAGATACGCTGACGGCCCACTCTACTTGCAGGGACGTGACCTTTTCTATGTCTCGGTTTAGACTCTCTAACATTTCTTCAAGAAGGGCTCCACGGAGAATCTCCGCGCCTTTTGAGAAGCATGTTAGAGCTCTCACGGCTTTACAACTTTCGTTGACTAAGCCTGCTGAGGCCAGTTCCCTTACAGGGAAAGTCCATACCAGTTCCACGAAATCCGGCTTTACCTTACGAAGAGCAGAGAACCATCTCTCCTTCTTGGGAGCCGTTTTTATGAGAACTTTTAAGAGACTCAAAAGATGGCGGGTGGCATTAAGCCCCAAAATGCACCATCCTTTGGTAACTTGATTCCTGAAGAATTCAACTATTTCGGGGACTGATGACTGGTCGAGAAGACCAGATGTACTAAAGCCAGTGACTTCGACTCCGCCACGGAAGTGGCGAGAGGCGAACTCCATCATGGAAGATGAGGTTAGTGACTTAACGTCGCTAATTTCGACTCCTAGCTCTAACATCAGTTTCCTATATTCTTCAGCTACACTCTTGCTATATATCACTAGATCGTCCCCCAAAAGGGAATAATCGGCGAAAGCGCCAAATCCCGCGCGCTTAGCCGCCCACTGTACTAAAATATGGTGGGTAAGTGAAAACATAGCCCAAGAGCTATACGCACCCATAGGTTGCCCGATGGAATATTTAATATCGGTCAACTTACGGCTCTGAGTCTTACGAGAATGCGGAACTTTTACATCCCCATTGTACGTATAACCTAGATAAACCAGAATGTAGCCCCACGCCGCTGCTACGTCTTGAGAAGTTAGAAAACTCAAGATCTGCTGTTGGA